GTCGGTGAACTCCGGGCGGTCGGTGCCGGACCATTCTACAATGCGCCGGTTCAGGGACACATCGAACATCTTGTCTACGACCTGTCTTCCCCCTGAATCGGAGAGTTGTTTCTTTGCGTACGCGGGGAGGAGTAGCTTTATGTTGTTCATGATGCCCTCTCGATTGAGATTGCTCTGGAAGGATCATCCCACGTTGCTAAACCTCGAATAGTGACGGCAAGGGTTGAATTTGTGATGTCCGTGCCTGGAATTGATGATAACTCAATCCTGAGTGTGCCCGTCGTAGCAGTCATACCTGTAATAGCAAGCGTGAAGTTCGTCGCTACTCCGGTTGAGTTGCTGTCCTCTGCGCTGATTCCGGTTCCGGTTGTTACCCTCGGGCCTCCCGCTCGGAAATTGACCGCGAAAGGAATTGTCCGGTGCCACACGGATTGAACACCTCCATCTCGACGCGCCCCGAATGTAAGTTCAGCCACTCCTCCGAATCCGGCCCGGTTTTGTGATGCGCTGGCCTCGCTGGCAATCGTTAGATCCAATAGGTCGATACCATCCCCTACCTCATCCAATAGGGAATTCGTGAAATGCGTCGATTGCCAACTCAGGGTTTGCTCTGAATCCGAACCGTGAATGACCCCTTGCGGAACCCGTACCTCTCTATTCCCGAATCCGGGAAGTTTGTCGGCTGTGAACGCCACATCTTCCGCCGAATCCTCTATACTCCGGACGGCTGCGATTACGTCGGTGTCCTCGACAGTCTCAGTCTTTATCAGGTCGAACAGCTGGCTCAGCTTTGCCATTTTGCGCCTCCATTGCTTTGTATTTCTCCATGATGGATTCAATTGCCGCGTGAGCCTGATAAGTGGCCTCAACGCGCTTTAAATCGCTGTGGATGGATTCGAGTAGTTCTTTGCGTTGCATAAGTGCCTCACATTGTGTTATTTGGTGTAAGTGTTAATGAAATTCCTGTATCATGAAAAAGTACATTGCCATTCTTTTGATCTTTGCCGCCTGCTCTACCGCGAACGAACCCGAACCCCCTGCCTTTGAATCGTACCGAATCGGCTCGTGGGAAGTATTTGCCGAAAAACAGGCGAAATGGGTGGGTACACAAATGGCGGCGAAAGCGGAAGGAGATAGCACGCATTTTACGGAGCCAAGCGACGGGTTTGCTCTGTATGTGGAGGCCCGTAAATACGCCCATCTTTTTCCGGAGGATGAAAATCATTTTCAGCTTGCGATACATGATAGCACCATGACGGAAGAGCCGGATTGGGAGAGCTTGCCCGGAGACGTTCCCTATCTGGTTGAAACGCCCTTCACGGAAGCGTACAGAGGATTTCTGAAAGGAGAGGACTTCATGGGGCTGGAAATGGGTTACATATATGACTGCGAGGAGCCGTACGAATTGGAGGGGGATGAAGTCATAACCTTCTGGAATGTTTTCTCCGGCGAAGAGAGAACGGTTTCTTTTGACGTCGATGGGTATATGGACACAATTCATGCGATCTCCTGCGATTAAGTAGATGGACCGTACCACCGGCCATTTCTACGAATGAGAGTGACTATCTCGCCGGGTGCGACATTATAATTTCTGACAAACCCGTTGGTCGCCGACGATCCTGAAAGTTGAAAAACTCCATTCACATCAGAAGCGGTTGAAATATTCATGACGTATCGAATGTCACCATTCGCTACCCCCGGATAGGACAGAGTTGGTATAGTCCATCCTGAGGCGGTGGGGTTCACTACTATGGTAGACACATTTGCTTGTGTAATTATCTGATCGGTCCCCGACCCACTGACAGTAGAGCTAAGCCTCCCATTCAGGCCACCCATCCGAGTAATATTCACCCCGCCCGAAAAACCCGGAATCAAATTCAAATCATTGGCCGCAAACAGCTCATGGTTACCCCCCGAGTACCGAAGCCCTCCGAGTGTACCGGCAGAGGCAAGACCTATAGTCATCTGCTGATCGACGGTCAACGACAGCCCCGATCCGTGAAGCCCTCCACCCCCCGGCAGGAGGAGAATTCCACTCGACCCTGCATCCGCCCCCGTAAGGGTTATATTCCCTGATGCTGTGACATTCCCAAACGATCCTGTAACTCCTGATAAGGTCGTCCCGGAGATTGTGCCGCCGGTTATCGTGGCCCCTGACACCGTGCCGCTAAACGTCCCATCCACCCCGTCCAGAGTACCCTTTATGACAACATCCGCATCAAAGACCGTATCGGCTGTGACATGCAATCTAACCCCGTCAATCGCCACCCCCTCCGGACTTGCATTGATCGAAGCGATAATATTGTCTGTCTGTACGAAATTACCCTCCAGAGTGGCCTTAAATCCTCGATTGAGCAGGAAATAGTTATTCTCATCTATGTACAGTCCCGGATTGCCTTGCCCGTCTGCGTTCGCTCCAAATCGCAAACCACCGTCTTCAAATTCGGTTCTAAATACGTCTCGTATAAAGACTTCGATCTCTCCCGGAGTGCCTCCCGAAGCCGAGCCGTCCCCCAGGTTCCAGAGGATGTCGTACAACTGCTCCTTCCAAGGCCGGTCGTGCCATGCAAAAGACCTGTCGAACGGAGCGCCCATTGCGGAGCGTTCAATAATCCCTTGATCGGGTAGCCCGTAGGAGAGAATCACCGACCCCGCCCGGAAGACAATCGGATCTATAGGCTTGGGGTAGACGAATTCGACTTGATAGCTTTGTGTGCCATCACCGTTGAACAGTTGGGGTGTTCCGTACAGAGCCGAAAACAGTTCGCGTGTCTTTTCCTCATCGACGGAGTTTGCACCCTCGGAGTCTGCCCAATCCGCGTACTCTTCGTATTCTAAATAAGCATCCGGCCACCACACTCTGCACCAGAAGTCCTGAAATCGTAGCCCTCCGTCTCGCTGCTGCGCCCTTAATCTGATCCAGTGTCCGTTCTCGAAGACAGCAAAACCGTCCTGCCCGGGGTGTTCGTCTACCACCATCACAGATCGTTCGTAAGACTCGCTCATGAAGTCATCGCCGGACTCCCATTGCCGGTCTAAACCTTCACTGTAGAGAGACTGAAACAGCAATCTTGTCTTGATCTCATCGTAATCGGTAGCACCCTCCGAGTCAGCCCAGCCTTCATACTTTTCAAGTAGGGAATCCCATGAAATCTCCCATTGCCATTGCAGGTTCTCTTGTGTGCCGACCTGAAAGTCTTCGGACAGTTGAGCATTCGATTCAGATAAAAAGTCTGATCCGGCTCTGGAAATAGTGGTGTCGGAAATGAACGATTGGGTAATGATCTCGCCGAACCGTCCTGAGCGGGTATCCAAGTGACCGTCTTCGGTCATCATCCAGCCCAATAGCTGCGAAATCCATTCCGGAGAGCCTATGTCCGCATCGAACAGCTTCTCTCCGTAGATGACTTGAGACTCCGGTGATAGAACCCCCCTCTGCCCGTCCCCGTGATTGCGAATGTCCAGATTGCTTCCGTTCAGGTAGAGCGGGTCGTTTCGGTTCAGGCCAATCTGCCCATCCGACAATGCAACAGGCGCTCGAAGCTTGACCGCCAGATTACCCCCGGCTACCGTGAGCGGGTCGCTGTAATTCAGCCCGACTTTGCCCTCAATAATCCCCACAGGCGCCGATGGATCCACCGACCATGTCCTTGATGCGGCCCCGTTGTAGGTCGGTCCGGTAAGCCCGTTCCCAGCCGTGTGAGCAGCCAGATTCCCCCCGAGCGCCACGCCGGAGATGGTCGAGTTGGCAAGCTTCGCGTTCGTTACCGCAGCGTCAACGATCTGGCCTGTGTCCACCTTGTCAAGAACAGCCAAAGCGCCGAGGCCTAAATTGGAACGGGCCGCCACCACGTTGGTCAAATCGCCCAGATTGGAACTCTGTTTCAGGTAACGAGCATCCGCAACGGGCTGGGTTAATCCGCCCCCGGACCCTCCGCCGCCGGGAGGTGCTGAGCCGGTCGAACCGTCCGCGGTGAACTTGGGGATTTCTTCGAACGTGTCGGATCCGGCCCGGATGTTCAGCTCAAACATCTCCGCCGTCCAGTTACCCGTGAACACGTCCAGTCTTCCACCCAGATAGAACAGATACCCACCGTCATAAGACAGCACCTGATGGGCATAGTAAGGGCTTTTAATCAGAGCAGAGAGAAGCCTTCTCCATCCCCTTTGTGGATCGAGGGCGGTCTTTAGAAGATTCTCATGAAAATTCCGCCACGCCGTAGAACCTCTGAATTGCCATGAGTTAGAAGTGATGTCAAGATCCCCTTCCCCGTATCTGAGAGCCGAGACAGAGAACGCATTCGGGCCGTCCCCGTACCATGTCGGGGGAAGCTCAAGAGAGGCAGTGTATCCTCCGGATTGAGTCAGTTGAAAATCATCACTTACAGAGGAATTGATATTCTCTATGTCAAGATTCAGGCCGCGGTAGAAAGTGGTGTGCGCCACCGCTGGCATCGTATTGCCCGTAGCAGAGTGGATGGTAATTCTCAACACCCCATCCGCATCAGCCGGAGTAGGGCTAGTAGGAATGTCAATGTCCCCCTGGAAGACATCCCCTCCCAAATTCGTTAAATCCAGGCTTACGCTTCCTCCGGAAGCCCAACTGCTCCCGTTCCAGAAATAATCGTCTTCGCCTTGTCGGATGATAGCTATGGAAATAACCGCGCTTGCCTGCGTTGCACCCTCTCTCATGAGTGCCCGAACCAATCCCGTCAGGTGCAAAGTTTGGGTACCGTCAGAAATGAACGGCATCTCAAACTGCTCCGAATCGGAGTCAGTGAATTCGATCTCATCCGGGAACAGAATTCCCGAGATGGTATTGCGGTGGTCGAACTTGACTCTAGCTTTTTTCAGTCCCGGCAGCCCGGAGTTGTCCCGGTTGTTCTGAGAAATAACCACCTTGCCGGTTGTGGTCGTGTCTACCGTCGTCTCTGATACACCCCCGTCATAGGTGGTCTGAAATACCTGAGCCGGATCGTCATACGCCGGAAGCTGATCGAACCGATACGCCCCGCCGGATTGCTTTAGAATCAGCCCGTAATTGACGCATATCTTTTCAAGCGCTTCAAATAAGGTAATGGGTTCGGGGTCTTCTGATCCTGTCCGCCCGAACTCTCGAAGCCCCCGCGTCTCGTGGTATATTTGCCGCAGGAAGTCTTGAGATGAATTGATATGCTCTTCAATCCACGTCGTAGAGGTGATAACGGGTATATCGAATCCGATTTGATCCAGAATCCCCTGTATCGTCTCGATGATCGTCTCTCGAACATCCGAAAGAGCAAAGTTTTTTCCCTTCAGGTCGGTGAAGTCCTTTGCAAGAAGAGTAAGCCGGTAAGGGGTGACGTTTTCCTCATACGAAGACAGATCCATGTACACATAGCCGGCCCACTCCTGTACATCGTCAATCTTGTAGACAATCCAGAATTCTCTCTCGTCGGATGACTTTAAATCATCGAGAATGGAATCATCAGTCAGCCATACACTGACTTCTAAAGCTCCTTTTTGGATGGGGGAGTCCAAAAACCTGCGGGGGTCGATCACCTCATGGTCGAATGAAGCATATCCCGGACCGGTGTTTTTCAACGCTGAAACAGGCCCGTCATACCCCTGCTGATGAATCTCGAATTCATGAACCCTGCCAAAATCATCAACGCTGCCGGTTGTTGCCCTCAGGCTCATCGGAACCTCCCGCCGCCCCGCGCATTGGCCAGGTGGATCACATCGCCTCTGATTTGCCCGGATACGACCACCCTTTGAGCGGATGCCGCCGGGGCAAGATTTGAAAAGTCCTTCATGGCCAGAATGTCATCGTCCGGGTGGAACTTGACCACATCGCCCTGAGAGGTGATAAGCGCATCATTCACGCCAATGACCGACCCCAAGAAGCCTACTACGCCGGTTGGTCCGCCCCCGAATACCATTTTCAACGCAGTGGTTACCGATCGGGATGCCAGCTGCCGGACGACAGACTTCAAGACGCTATCCAGCTTCTCCGCCCCGAATGTGAGCCGGTCGAACACCTGACCGGCCATCATCTCCAGGCCGACGAAAGATCTGGACACCTTGTCAACCGATTCAGCTGGAAGCTCCAGAGCGGGGCCAAGCTCAAGGGAGTAGTTCATGACCTGCCAGATCGCCTGCCCGAACTCGTCATACTCCTGCTTTAACTGCCGGGCTTCGGCAATCGCAATCGGGTCAACAATCTCATTTTCGGGCTTCTCGGCAGCTACTCGCACTCTCTCAACCGCCTGCGCCAACTCGGTGTAGGCTACCGTGGTATCTTGAACTGCTTTCTCTTCGGCAAGGGCCGCGCGCGTGGCCTCGGTGAATCGCTCGTTGGTGAGGGTAAGCAGGTCGGCCAATTTGTCCCGCTGCTCTTCAAGGGCTGTGATTTGCTTTTTTGCCGCCTCGGTTCCGGCGACCCCCATTGAATCGTGTAGCTTACGGGTGTCGGCAATCTTTTCATTGACCGCAATAATTGCATCCCGGAGCGTCTCAATTTCTTCCTGTGTGCCCTCAGGAGAAATGGACAGAGCCGAATCAATCAGATCCCCCATCTTTGCAATCTCCCGATTCGCCGAAACAATTCGCTCCACCAGCACCCCAACCGCGACAGCAGCGGCAATCCACGGGTTTTTCATCAAGGCGACCGTGAGGACACGGACCAGCCCGATCACCTTGCTTAGTCCCTGTGCGGCTTTGGAGAGAAATAGTAATAACGGTCCTCCGGCGGCGGCCACAGCCAGGATGCGCATTCGTGCCAGCTGGGACTCTTTGTCCAGATCAGAAAAACCACGGATCCAGTCGGTCACCTTTGATATGATCTCTTCGGCTACGGGGATGAAGTCACGCACGACAGGCAGAAGGTCCATCGCGATCCGTCTTCCCGATGCGGCCACCATCTCTTGGAGGTTAGCCATCTCATTGCCGAAGTCATCAGCGGCGGCCAAAGCTTCACCATCCATGACGATGCCCAGCTCGTGGGCTTTCTGGCGCAGCTCATCAATCGGACCAATACCTTCAGAGAGGGCACCAGCCAGCTTCCGTCCGGCATTGGTGCCCAATAGGTCGCCAGCAACAGCGGCGCGCTCCGCTCCGCTCTCGATTGACGCAAGGCTGACCAGCACCTCATCGAATACCTTTCCTGAATCGCGCAGCTCTCCATTTGTATCGCGGATCTCAACACCCAGTCTCCTGTAGGCATTGGCGAACGTCTCATTGCCAGCAGCCGCTCTTGCTAATCGCTGGTTATTCCTCTCCATCAGGCGGCGGACCATATCCTGCCCGATCCCCATTTGTCCCAGCGCGTAATTCAGCTCCTGAACCGAATCGGTCGTGTGGCCTGTTGAGGCGGCCATCTCCCTCACCTCGCCGGAGTAGCGCGCCGTATTCCTCTGAAGAGCTAAAACGCCTGCAGCCATGCCAGCGATAGGACCTGTGACCATCTTGGATAGCGTCTTTCCGGTCTTATTCAGTCCTTTGCCCCAGTCCTCAAGGGTGCGCTCCGACTTCTTGAGGCCCTTGTCCATCTCGGACGGGTCGGCTGCAATCTTCACTAAGAGCGTCGCGATGCTCGCCATGCCTCTTCCTTCCTCTTTATGTCCTCATCAATCTCTTCCCGACTCATCACGCGGATCGGGCCGTCCCACGGGAGCGGAATCATGTCTTTGGCCGATACATTAGCCCCTTTGTTCAGGTGCGGCTCCAAAGTCCGTTTGAACAGGATCCGTGTCCGCTCCCAGTAGATGCGCTCGGACTGATCCCACGCCTCCACTGCAAGGCCGAACTCCTGCCACGACATGGACCAGAACTCCTCAAGGGTCAGCCCGACACGAAAGGCCAGGGTGATGACCTGTTCCCATGTGGGGCTTGCTACTTTTTTTTTGCCTTCACCTCTTTCTTGTAGGCCGCCTTGAAGATGCGCTCAAGGTCCTCTTGAGGCAGATCGTCCACCCAGTCACCTACCTGGTACTGCGTGAAGTCGATCTCTTTGCCTTTGGTCAGGCAGCCTGCCGCGATCGCCGAATAGATCAGGTCACGCGTCTGTGCAACACTCATCCGTGCCGGGGAGAAGGCTTGATCCATCTCCTCGAGCGGCACATCGTACATCTCGCAGAGGATGGCCGTCTGATTGGTCCCGAATTTGAGCAGTCGCTTCTTGCCGCCGATCTTGAGGGTGACCTCGCCCTTGAATCCTACCATCAGCCATCCACCATTGCTTTCTCAAGCGGACCGTTTCCAGTCAGTGACCCTGAGATAGGGGCTGTCTCCTCATTGGGAGCGCCCAGCTCAAGGTTGCCCAGCGATGCGGTGCCAGTGAAGTTCAGATCACCTGTAGTGGAGGGACCCCATACGATGGGTACGCTCTGCCGATCCATGATCAGCTCAGCCAGGATCGTGGCATTGCCTCCAGAGGTGTATTCAGCCCACCCATTGACGGAGATCTCCCAGTCCCTCAGGCCAGCCCCCTCAAGGTGCTCAGCCCATCCGCCGGAGTCCTTATCAGAGGAGTCGGGCAGCTCGCGGTTGATCGTCAGCGTCGCGTCTTGGACATGCGCCAGCGTCTCGCCGTCAATATCCAGTAGGATCAGTGTGCCGTTAATTTTTGCCATGTCAGTCGATTTGTTGGGTTGTGTGTCGAAATCGTAGCGCCGTAAAAAGTTCTATGTGCGTGTCGGTCAGCTGCCGTCCTGTCGCCTCATTGTCGAGCACGCTTGTAATCACATTGAACCCCTCCAGGTCGAAGGGGGCAGGTGTCTGGCAGATGATCTGCTGGATCTCGTTTGACAAACTGTAAAGCCGTGCCCGTGTATAGCTGGGTCCGGTGAAGCGATCCACTAAGGTCAGGGTCAGGGTCAGCTCATCGCCTTGAGATGATTTGTCCGACCCGTCCAGCTTGGTCCACTCGCCAATGCCCACATGGGGGTACTCCGGCTTTGTGGGCTTCGCGTCATATACCGGAGCGGACACATTGCCGTTAAGCAGGCTGAAGTAAGCCGTCTGCAGCTGGGTCTTTATGTCACGCTTGGCTGGTTTCATACGCGATTCAGTATCTTCTCAAGCTCTTTGAGGTATTCGGGTCTGACTTTCTCCCATGCCGGGAACATGTAGGGTCGTGCGTACAGATTGACCTCTCCTTTCCCCTCACCCCGATGCTCTGCGGCTTCACTTTTCGCCTCATCAGAAAATTCTACAGAATCAATGCCCGGCTTGGTGATGAATACCCGATCACCCGTCCCGAACTCGACAAATGGCGCGTAATCGAGGTTTGTGTAGACCGTATTCTCCATATCCTCTTTCTTCAGGTGGATAGAAGAGGCCAGCCTGCCAGTGGGGTGGTCCAGCATACCAGATGCCAGTCGCCGCTTGGCCTCGCCCTGAATACTCAGCCCAGCCCGATTGGTCGCATCCCGCATCTCCTCAGTCTTGGTCTTGCCGTAATCGTGCAGGGCTTTCCTGACCTGCTTCATGCCCGTAAGGCTGATGCGGAGGCTCATATCTGCCTCCCCTCATGATCATAGCACTCCGGCCATTCAACGGACTCTACCGGGAACTCTTCATTCAGGTTTGTTGCTCCGATCCAGAACATTTCTGAATGACAGGCTTTCACTGCCTTTTCGAGCGAATCAAAAACACCCTGGCACTCGCAATGAACCAGGTCGTACTCATCAGTTCGATAATCGTAGGCTGCCTTTGTCGTCTGGAATACCACGTATAGCTTCATAGCTCCTCCGATGCTGCCAGCTGGGTGTAATAACCTTCCTCGCCCTCATTCAGGTAGTAGCGAATCTTGAAGACCCGATCCCCATGCTTCATTCTTCGGCCCTCCAGGCTCACGTCCGGCCGGTAGCGCATCGTGACGGTGTGCGTCACGGTGGACTGCTGCGCATCGAGTTGCAGACGTTGATTGCCGGACACAGGCTTAACCTGTGCCCACGCCTCGAAATCGGTCTGCCAATCCTCAAAGCCCCCGCCCATGCCGTCGTCAGCGCCTCGATCCACCTCAAAGTCCACGCGGTGGAAGAGCTGACCGACATGCTTTTTCTTGTCGGCTGTGATCATCAGTACCTCCGGTATTTCATCAGCTTGCGCCTTGAGCTGGTGGGAATACGACTCACGCCGCCCAGCGCATTATCCTCCCGGTCATTGATGGCCGTCAGTATTGCTTGCTTGAGGGCTTGCTCGATGCCTTTAGGAGGTGTCTCATGGCCTGCCTGATAGGTGATGACGCACCCGCTCTTTTTAGCCGGATAGATCAGATCACCTACCATCCGGTAGCCCATATCATCACCCGACAAGTCTTTGACGGATTCAATCTCGATGATCGGCCCGTACGGTGGTGAGACGACTCCGATAGTCGACTCATAGGTGGCTTGGACCGTGCGCGGCAGGATGGAGATATTCAGCTCCTCCTGAGCCAAATCAACCATCCCGTCAATGGCCTCTTGGATCATCTCATCCATAGCCGTCCCGTCAATCGCGCCCCACGCCTTGATCTGCTCAATCGTGAACAGCGACCTGTCCGGCTCCTCAAGCATCACGCCAATCAGATTATTCATTCAGCTTGTCCCTGAGTGATTCGGCGTTACCCTTGCCTTGCACCTTCTCGACCTTGTCCCCATAGCGCACCTCATACCAGCTCCCTCCGGAGTGAGTGATGTAGGCGCGCTTCTCCTCTTTGGTCACAAGCTCCCTCATGGACTGCGCCTGCTTATCAGTGAGGCGGACCTTCCAGCCACGGCGGACGGTGCCGTTATACTTCTCCCATCCGTGGCCGCGGTCGATGTGCCCTTTAAAGTGAAATGGTCGTCGTGCTTTCATAGTGGCGGGGGCAGGAGTCGAACCTGCGGGGCCGGGGTTATGAGTCCCGGGTGAATACCGATTCACCCCGCTATAAAAACGGGCCACCCATTACAGACGGCCCGCCCGGAGGTAATTAGTCGCCGCCGCCGTCGTCGACGGGGAATACACCATATTTTCTAACAAAGCTTACAACTTCTCCGGATTTCACAGAGTGTAATGTGTAACCGATATGATTACCATCTTTAGTGCTGTAACTTTTTACTCTTCCTTCATCATCGCATTGCACTAATGTTCCAGCAGGTAAGTCTTGCGCTGCTTCTACATTCCATACAGGGTTGTTAGCTATAGAAACCTTTACTATTTCATCTTTATCTAAATCTACAGATGTTACTAAATCTGGAATCCATCCTTTTTTACTTTTTATCAAGTAAACGGTTTCCCAACCTTCCTCTGGATCTCCATTTGAATTAATCCCGCCAAACGCAATTAAGCGATTGGCGGGAATATTCATTATCGCTTTCGCTTCAAATGTAACCATGATTAACCCTCCACTCCGCTGCCGTCGGGATCTTCAATGATCTCACTCAAATCACCGTACACACCCGCATTCGGCAGGTAGATCGGCAGTGCCAGCCGTCCCTCGATCACGACTGTGATCAGGTTGTTGATCGCATCATCCTCATTCTGCTCGAAGAATCGGACAGAGACAGAAGAGCGGTCATAGAGGGTGGCCATCTGCGCAAGGTTGGCCATGAAGAAGTCGCCCTGCGTCATAGCGGTGTTCTGGATGACCGGAACGCCATTGAGCTGAGCCGGAGCCAGCCCCTGGCGGATCAGGTCAGGCACCAGGTAGTGACCGCCATCCCCTTTGGCGATCAGCAGCTCATACCAATCCGTTGGATGCAGCAGCACTGCGGATGCCTGGTAGTTGCGCGCGGCAAGCTGCGCCTGAGCGTCAATCCCCACATCGTAGAGGTTGGTCAGTGGCGCGGTAAGCACCTTGCTGAAGGCGGCCGCCTCAAGGGTCAATCCTCGGAGCTGGTTGCCTGTCCCCGTGCCGTAGAGGATCTGAGTGTCCTCGACCAGCCGGTACTTGTTGGTGCCCCGGGTAGCGATGTACCCAGATAGCCCCGCCACGTCCTCAAGCATCTCGGTGGATACCTTCAGGTGGGTGGCAATCTTCCGCACGGGAGCGTCTTTGGCCTCCAGTGAGAAGTCAGAAGGTGGCTTGGCTGCGCCCTCAGCGGTCGTAGCAGTGCCATCGTTGTAAGCATCCTCTACCACGTATCGAATATTATTCGAGTCGGTGGTAGCCGTCTGCAGAAACTGACGGATATGCACCTGACGGTCAGGGTCATGATGGAAGCCGGGCACGCGGGTCGGCGGGATCACCTCTCCGGTTAGCGAGCTTCCAGTCGTCATGGTGTCCTTGACCACGATCTCAGCGCCTCGGGACCGGGCACTCTTTACCGCCTCGTGATTCTCCTTGATCGACTCGGCAAGGCTCTGAGCGAAGGTCTTCTCCTTCTGCCCGCCTTCACTGATGCGCTTCTGGGTCTTTTCGATCTCGTCCAGCCGCCCTTTGAGCTTGGTGTAGGTATCAGCCCACTTTTTCAGCTCAGCGGTGGTCTCTTCATGCGCCTTGCCATTGAGCTTTGCCTGCTCATCGGCTTTGGCTTCTAATGCCTCAATGTGATCGTCGACCTTCTTGATCTCATCGAGTACCTGCTTTTGAAATTCCATGTCGGATGGTCCTTTTTAGATTTATGGCTCTGAGTGAACCGAGTAAATCCGGGCCGTCCGACGAGTCCTTTTTTTTAGGAGTGTCGGGAGTGGGTGGGTTTGTCTCGATGTATTGCTTTGCCAGCCAGTTCAGCTGGTGTTCAATGCTCTTGTGAGTCTCGTCAGTGTAGTCGCCGCTCTTCGCTGCGGCCTTCAGAATATCGTATCGCTCCTTGATCCAGTCGGTGGTAACGCCCTTCATGCCGCCACGGGCCAGCTCATTCGCCCCCCATGTGACCGAAGAGCCCTCCCAGAGTCGCAGCTCGGTCAGCATCCACACATCTTTACCGTCCTGCTCTCCGGGATTGGCCTTGATGACCTCAAATCCTATTGAGTGCTCTGAGAGCACCCCGTCACGGTAGAGCTTGATCGCATCCTGCCCGTAGGTGGTGTCGGAGATCTGCGTAGTGAAGCGAAGTCCTACATCATCCTCTTCCAATTCCTTTGGTTTGCCCAGCGGCATGGTTGGGTTGTGCTGCCACAGGTGCATGATGCGATTCGACCCCTTCGGACCGCGTGAATCAATGGTCCGCTTGAATGCTCCCGGGGTAATCACATCGCCGTCAGAGTCCACATTACCGAAGACAGAGAAGTAGCCCTGCACGGTGCGGGTTGACTCATCGACATCTTTAATTTTGGCCGGAATTGACTTGATCTGATACATAGCAAGCGGTCTTTTTTGATAAGCTATGACCCAAGACCATGCCGCTCAATGTAATTCTATTACACTAAGGCCAGTTTTTTGGTAGATTGTTATAAACATTGCAGATAAACGGTGAGAGGTATGAATAAAGCAGAGTTAATCAAAACACTCAGAAGGCTGGCCGACACTCTTGAGAAAGATGATGTCCGGCTTCATGATGTTACCAGTGACTTGTGGGGCGATGTGGAGGAGTTTGAATCCAGCAGCGGCACACACCTCATACGCACAGGCACAGGTCACGTCCGGCTTCACTTCAGCTATGAAAGGTTAAACGTGAAAGCAAAAGACATAGAGAGGGCGCTGGCAGAATGAGTGATGACGACAAAATAGACGAAAGGATACCACTCGGACTCGGGGTCAGCATCGGGGTCACCGCTAATCGGTCTAAGCTGCTTGGGTCGCTACTGGGAATACTGACCGATCTGGAGGAGCTGCACAGCATGGCTCCCGACTCCCACATGAAGGATCTCATCAAAGAAGTGCATGGCAAGATTGCCGGGATGATCGAAATCAAGTAGGGATATAAGCCTGTGTGCATCGGCACTGGATCGACTGGTCCGGGGGCAAGTCGGGGTCGCCGGGATAGCGCGCCTCAAAGCCTCCCACACTGAACAGCTCATCCAT